ACTGTAGAAGGAATTAACAGTAAGAAGTCAGACCCAAAAGCTGGCCCGTCGGAAGCTTAAATCGGATTCGGATAGAGATCGCGATAGCGACTCGAATCCCTATGAGCGAATGGCAGACGGCGGAAGATTTACTCACAGCTATAGAGATCTTGGAGAGGCAGAATGGCAGATAAAAGCGGCCGCGGCACTTATGCCATTACTGTCGATCCTTACGAGTTTAAGAATCTGCTCGGGCTTCTGGGTTCATTCCCCGCGGAGTACCAGCAGCTAGTTCGTGATCGCGCTCAGCCTATGTCTCAGAGATTAGCGGGCCAGCTCATGATGAGCGGACTGTCTGCTCCAGCTCCACAGACGAAGCTAGTAGTCCAGACGATCAAGTCTCCACGCGATCGTCTTATTCGCGTCGACATCGGTGGCCCTAAGAAAGTCGGTCGTCCTTATGGCGGAGAAGCTTCTAAGAGCGGTAAAGGCGCAAAGGTTCGTCGACAAGCTGCGCCAGCGGGCGCGCTATTATGGGGAACAGAATACGGATCGCATGGCGGCGTCGACTCAATCGGCCGAACATTTACTAACAGATTTAAGACTCCCTACAATAAGCGCGGCTACTGGATCGCTCCAGCGGTCGACTTCTATGTCCCAGTCGTAGCTCGCGAGTATTCGCTTATGGTTCAGCAGATCGCTAAAGAATTGAGACTCAACTAATGGCGGGCATTCCAAAGATAAAGATAACTTTCGACGCCGACTTCGACGAACTAAAGAAGGGCGTCAAAGGCGCGCAGAATGAAGTCGAAGGCTTCGGATCTAAGATGGGCGGCTTCGCTAAGAAAGCGGGAGCTGCGTTCGCTGTAGCTGGAGCGGCTGCGGCTGCTTATGCTGGCGTTCTGCTCGTCGATGGCGTTAAGTCTGCAATCGAAGACGAAGCAGCTCAGGCTAAACTCGCGACGACTCTAGGCAACGTAACAGGCGCGACAAAAGATCAGATCGCAGCTGTAGAAGATTACATAACTCAGACGGCATTGGCTAACGGCATTACGGACGACGTTCTACGTCCTAGCTTGGATCGATTAGTTCGCTCGACAAAAGACGTACAGAAGGCGCAAGAACTCCAGACCCTAGCTCTAGACATCGCAGCGGGAACAGGTAAAGATCTAAAGACTGTCTCGGAAGCTCTAGGTAAAGCCTACGACGGCAATCTAGGAGCATTAAAGAAGCTAGGCGTAGGAATTGACGATTCGATTATCAAGTCCAAGAACTTCGATGCTGCGGCAGCTGCGCTCTCTAAAACATTCGAGGGCCAAGCTTCTAAGCAAGCCGAGACATTCCAAGGAAAGATGGCTCGTCTTACTGTTGCATTCGATGAAGCAAAAGAGACCGTAGGTTCTTACGTCCTAGACGCTCTTACTCCGCTTGTTAGTTCATTCGTCGATAAGGGAATCCCAGCGATTCAGGACTTCGCTAAGAATCTTGGCGAAACTCTCGGGCCAGCGTTCGGAGCGATCTTTAAGGTAATCCGCGACGATTTACTTCCGATCTTAACTTCTTGGTGGAAGTTCCTTTATAACGAAGTAATCCCAGCGATCGGTAAAGTAGTCGGCCCGATCCTAGAAGGACTTAGATCCGCATTCGACAAGATTAAGAAGGCGATCTCGGATAACTCGACGGAGTTAGAGCCATTCTACGGATTCTTAAAACAGGTCTGGACTTTCATCGATAAGTATTTAGCTCCTATTCTTGGCGGAGTATTTAAGACAGCACTCGAAGGAATTGGAACGATCGCCGCTGGCTTGGTTACTACGTTCTCTAAACTGGTCGGATTCTTGACGAACACTTATAACGCCGTAAAAAAGATTATCGACTTCCTAAAGAATAATCCTGTTACTAACTTCTTCAGCGGCAGCACCGATAAAAGCTTAAAAGCTTCTGTAGATTTTGAGGAAGAAGACGACTCGGGCGATACATCTACTGGCTTCGGCAAACCTAAAGGAAGTTTTCCGATAGATCCATCTTCTCCGACATTTACAGGCGCGCCGCTATCTGCTTATTCTCCAGGGATGCAAGCGGCGATCTTACGTCGAGAAGAATTAAAGGCAGAGACCGAGAGACTTCGTAAATCCCGAGAAGATGCCGCAGCTGCTCGACTAGCTGCTACTGGCGGTTTATCAACAGCCGAACGCATTACGGTAAACATCGGCGTCGTCGGAGATCCAGAATCGGCAGCTAGAACGATCATCGATGTAGTTAATAAATCCCAAGCGCGCGGCACTTTAGGCGCGGGAGCGTTCTTAACAGTATGACCCTATGGACTCCAGTCTGGAGCGTTCTTATCGATGGAGTCGAGTATAAGAACATAACTCTGGCGAATCTCACGATCGAATCTGGCCGCCGCGACATCTATCAGCAAGCGGTAGCGGGCTACTGTAGTTTATCCGTCCTTAACATCGACGACGATCCGATCACTGTAGAGATTAACTCTGGGATAACTGTCTTCGTGCAGAACTCCACAGCTACTCCAGTGGCAATCTTCGGCGGAAGCGTGAGCGACATTCTTACGACAGTGGAAAGATCGGGAACTGGCGGACTTATCCAGACGACATCTATTACGGCTCTCGGCGCACTTTCGCGTCTACCGAAAGTCTTAACAGAAGGCGTCTTAGCCAAGGACTTCGAGGGCGACCAGATCTACGACGTACTCGATGGCATTCTTTACGGAGCTTGGAATGAAGTTCCAGCCGCTCTTACTTGGGCAGCTTATGATCCGACGACGACATGGACTAACGCGGAGAACAGCGGAGTCGGCGACATTGATCGCCCGGGGAATTACGAACTTACTTCGAGAGCTTCTTCTGTGACAGACGCTTATTCTTTAGTCGCAGCTTTAGCCACTTCTGGACTTGGTTACATCTTCGAGGACGGACAGGGCCGAATCGGGTACGCAGACAGTACGCATCGCGGAACTTATTTAGCGACGAATGGTTATGTAGAACTTTCAGCTTTAGACGCTTATTCCAGTGGCTTACAGACATCCACCAGATCAGGCGATGTCCGTAACTCAGTGACGATTACTTATAAGAATGGCGATCAACACACAGCAAGCGACGCGGAATCTATAGCACTTTATGGATCTCTGGCCCAGAACATTCTTACGACACTAGAGAACGGCGCAGACGCAACAAGCCAAGCGAACTTTTACCTAGCTCTTCGCGCTTACCCTAGAGCTAACTTCGAGTCGATTCGTTATCCGCTTGGTAGCCCTAACGTAACGGATTCAGATAGAGACGCTCTTATCGCTGTCTTTATGGGAATGCCAGTAAACATTACGGATTTACCTGTAAACATGGGAACGAACTTTCAAGGATTCGTCGAAGGTTGGAGATTCTCAGCTGGCTATAACTCTCTGGCCGTCGATCTTTACGTTACTCCACTGGCTTATTCACTGGATGCGGCTCGCTGGAATGACGTGTCGGCTTCCGAAACTTGGAGCAGTCTTAGCCCTACACTTATCTGGTTAAACGCGCTCATAGTGGCATAAAGGAGAAAACATGGCAACGACTACGCCTAACTTCGGCTGGAGTGTTCCTACTTCGACCGACTTGGTAAAAGACGGCGCGACAGCGATCGAGACACTTGGCGACGCTATCGATGCTTCTTTAGTAGATCTTAAAGGCGGAACTACAGGACAGGTTCTAGCTAAAAACTCGGGAACGGACATGGACTTCACATGGACGGCTATTGATCCTTTAGTAATTCTTGACGCTAAAGGTGACTTAATAACAGCTACAGCGGCGGACACTCCCGCGCGATTAGCAGTCGGAACGAATGGTCATGTGCTTACAGCCGACTCTACGGCGTCCACTGGTCTAGCGTGGGCCGCTCCAAGTTCGGGCGGTATGACTCTAATTAGTACGACTACGCTGTCAGGATCTAGCGTTACTCTTTCATCGATTCCACAGACTTACGTTCGCTTAATAGTTTACGTTTATGCGGCTACAAATAACACAGCTAACGGAAAACTGTTTATCAAGCCAAACGACGGCGCGAACTCTCGTTATTCAGGCACAGAACGCGCAAGTGTTTACAGTAGTGGCGGAGCTGCTATCCAGACAAACGACACAGTAGATCGAACGAATAGTGACTGTGGCTGGGTGATGATAATTGATAATTACACGAGTACCGACGATTTTACAGTCGGCTTCCATCTTGACGGTTACTGGAACTCTGGAAGCGGCAACGGTGCTACAGCTATGAACATCGCTGGCACTACAGCTACAACAAACGGAGTCAGTTACATAGTAATAAGCAACGCTGGCGGAACTTTCTCAGGCGGTACAGTCAAACTATACGGAGTGAAATAATGACAATCTATTACACGAAAGAAGTTAACTGCTCTACAGGTGAAGTTATCGAGCGAGAAATGACACCAAAAGAAACAGCCGAACATCTGGAACTCTTAAAGTCTACGATCGTTACAGATGAAGAGTTCGCAGCTCAACAGGCGGCGAATACTAAATGAAGTACCCAGTCGGAACAGCTGCCGCAGTCGTAGAAGTAGCACTCGCAGAAGTCGGCACTGTAGAAGAAGGCGACAATCTTACAAAGTACGGAAAGTTTACAAAGGCCGACGGCTTGCCTTGGTGCGGATCGTTCTGTAACTGGGTATTCAGTGAAGCGGGCGTAAAGCTGCCATCGATGGTTTCTACAGCGGCGGGAGCGCATAAGCTTAAAGAAGTAAGTCGCTGGGTTGATTCAGAGCCTAAGATCGGCGATCTTGCATTCATGGACTTTCCGCATGATGGCGTCGATCGTATCTCGCACATCGGAATCGTCGTAGGAGTTAAGTCGAAGACGGTTATCACGATCGAAGGTAATACTTCGGGAACTGGCGATCAGCGTAACGGCGGAATGGTCATGATTAAAGAGCGGGCATTCGGGAGCGGTAAAGAGATCGTAGGCTTCGGACGTCCTAAGTTCGTGGCTTATGCTGGCGATTATCCAGTCGTCGAAGTACCTACTCAATCGGCAGCAAAGCCGAAGACTAAGGAGAAGAAAGATGGAAAACTTAAAAGCGTTAGCCGCAAGCTGGGCGCGTAGCTTTCTAGCTGCTGCGATCGCGGTTTACATGGCTGGAGTTACAGATCCCAAGGCGATCGGC